GTTCTTCCTTGTGCTTTAGTTGTTCTATCTACACCCTCAGACATTGGATACATAAAAGCACCTTGTGTAGAAGGATTAGATACGAAATCAAATGCAATTAATTCAAAATCTGGTTGTACTTGTTGTAAATCTTCTCCATCTGCTTCACTAACTGTTTCTACTGAACCCATCCCACGAGACGAAATTCCGAGTTTAATTCCTGCTTTAAATAATTCTTTTAATATATTACCACTTGGTGTACCCAATACTTCAACCGTACCAAGTAAATCATCCCCCAGCCAATGCATCTCTTTAATATTATGTGAAACATTCTGTAGGTTCACTACAGACGAATCTGGGTGGTCTAATTCCCCCATAGCACGACGCTCTTTAATATAGGTAGTTGAATACTTTTTTGCCTCCCTGACCAAAACTTCTCTTGGATATACTCTACCATTTTGATTTTTAGCCTCTGCCCGTTGTAATACTCCTTTAACAATTAATTTACCATTGTTTTCCTTTAATGATTCATTTATTTGTTCTTCTTTTATTTCAAAGGGTAGGTAATCTATTATTAGTGATTTGCTCATAATTATTTTATCCTCTTAGTGAGTATCATTAATTCTCTCATAAATTTAGTTACATTTTGTTGATATGACCGTATTATTTTATTGGCCGTTGGTTTCTCACCACCACCACTTAAATCTTGTGCTAACTCATACATATTCAAACGTAAACGACTTTCTGCCTTCTGTATATTCTTTACCTGTTTTTTTGTCTTTTTAGGGTTAACAGGTGCCTCTGTTAAAAGTTCAGAAGCCTCAAGAAAATCTTTTAATCCTACAGACATTAGTATAATTTACCAACTTTATTAGCTAATTTAACTAATCTCTCACTAATTTTACCTAATGCCTTATGAGTAGTTTTCCAATAATCTCTTGAATCTATGTTCAATTCATTTTTCAGTCTAACATTATATTGAACAGTTCTTTCTAATTCTTGTAAGGAATCACGAGTTTCTCTCATTGCTAAACCAATTTTTTGTTTAGGTGTTAAAGTCTCATCATTTCTATATTGATGATATCTGCCTTCTTTAACAACTTCATATCCAGTTGAATTGGTTGCCACTTCTTCTTCCTTATCCTTATCTTTCTTTTTCTTCGAACTAAATGCAAACGGTGTATTATATCCTGCAATATCACCAGTTTGTGTAATTTCATTAGTGCTTAATAATTCTCTAACAAATGCCCTAATATATTGTCTTAACTTATTTTCTGTCAAGGACATCTTCTAACTCCGTTATCAAATCATAATATCTTAATAAAGTTGTTAATTTCTTCTCAGTATTTTTATTTTCACTAATAGTATCTGCAAAGTTAATCGCCTCTGTTAACTTAATTTTAGTAATATCATCATCTATAGCAGGTACAAGTTTTTTCAGATAACTTTTTATTTTACCCACCTCTACTTGTACAAATTCTCTTAATGAAGTAGCATTAGAAACATTATTAATATATTTTCTCAATACTTCTTTTTGTTCTGTAGATAATTTAGAATACTTTTTATTAAATTTTTCTACCATTAACTCATAAGCAAGTAATCTAACATCCTTTTCTTCAGTAGTTACTGGAGATTCACTAACCTTTTTATTAGGATTAGAGGAAATTAAATTTTCAACAATAGTATATCTTGAATCTACTTCTTCTTTTGGACTATAACTTTCGTTAGAAGTTTCAATAGAAAATAGTTTCCAAATGGAAGCCAATTGTTTAAAATTAGGGATTTTTGAAGTAAATAATGTTTTTACATCATAATCTTCTTTAATTTCCTTTATTAAATTAAATTTTTCCCTTCTAAGAGAGGCATTTGTAATTTGTGCCCGTTCTTTTAAAACGGCATCTACCAATCTGTTTGCACGTTCTTCAGAATTATATCGTTCTTTTGTTAAAATTTCATATAATTCTAACTCTTTACCTAATGCAGTATTTTTATTAAAATACTTTTTGACTAAATTTACAGATTTTGATTCTTTATTGCTCAGTATATCTGATGTTATTTGTCGAGTCAAAACTTCAAATAACACACCAGTATTTTTAATTTTACTGTGCTTCAACTTTTTTGACATATATCACTCCAATGATAATTATATTCATTCTATTATAAATATTAAACTTCTAAAATTTATATATATTGCTATTTAGAATTTATTTCCTTATCATATTCCTCTTTTACTTCCTCAGACTCCGTTAATATCTTCGTATGAGGTTTAATTAATGTTCCCTTTAGTTTATCTACGTGGGCTAAAGCTAATGATTTACCATATTTAGGTGCTCCACTTCCACCTTTTCTTTTATCGTGTTTACCTAATGGATCTCTACCTCTAGCACTACCATCTTTTCCATAATGAGGGCCTTCTTTAGGTCTACCTGCTCCCTCTTGTCCACCTTCAGGACTTCCACCTTCATCATCTAACTCGTGTCCTGTTCTACCCATAGCTAAATCACTTGGTGTTCCTTGTGATTCTCCAGTTTTTGCTGGATCATTTCCTTCGGTTTCTATTTGTCCTCTTCTAAATTTTTGTTTAAAATCGAAAACAATACCTTCATCTTCTTTCTTAATTTCTTCTTCGGTGAATCCAAATATATTTCTATAAATCCAATCTGTAGAAACTATACCATCTTGTAACATTGAAGATGCAAGTGAAGTTTTACTCGTCCACAACTCAATTTTTTCTTGTTCATATATTGTAGATGGATTTGTTAAACCTAAATCAAAATTAACTAAATCCGCATCTGTATATCCTTGTACATATAAATGTACGATTGCAATTTTAGTTAATTCACTAACTACAATTCTTTGTATTCTTTCAATAGTTCTAGCAAATCTTACATCCTCTGCTGCAAGTGTTGCCTTACTACCTACTTGTTCTTCATATCCAAGAAATGCCTTTGGAACTTTCAATGCTGCCATTAATTTATTTCTTAAATACTCAATATCTTCTACTGCTTCATAAGTTAATCCAGGTAAAGAATCTATTTGTGTTCCACTATCTCCACCACGAACAGGTACAAAGAAATCCTCTGTAATATTCTGCATATTATATCGTAAGTTATAATCACCAGATTCTTTTTCTACTACGGGAGCCTTTTTCATTTTGTTAATAATTTGGTTCATATAATTATCAACTTCAGCAGGTGGAATATTTCCTATATCAATCTTAAACACTCTCTTTTCAGGTGCTCTCATAATCCTATGAATTAACATAGCATCTTCCATAAGAGATAATTGTTTCCAAGTCTTTCTACCACCTTCAACCATAGCCTTACCATACGGTAAATAATTTGAATCTCCCAATAATCTAAAATGAGCAATTTCAAAATTCTCAAACTCTTGTTGAGTATGAGTCATTTTTACCTGATTTGGATCTGCCGATTCTAATACGAATTTAACATATTCTGGATTTTCTGGATCAATTCCTTCTAATCTCACAACATCATAACTTGATAGCGGAACTACATTTTTAATCCCATACTTATCATCAATTTCTAAATGTAAAAAGAAATCTCCATACTTACACATATTACGAACCCAAGACCATAAATTAAATTCTACATTCAAAATATCATAAAATAAATTATGTAATATTTGTTTTATTTGATCATTATCACTATTGATTGTTAAAACATCACCATACTCGGATTTCATTGTTGATTCATCTGAATAAACATCCAATGCTGATGCTATAATGGAATCACTATCCATTGATTCATAATCTCTAAATAACCCTAACCGTAATGAGCGTACCATTGCGGTATCTGAATATCCAGATAATCCTTTACCCGTTGAAAACAATCGTTGGTATCTATCCACCAATTGTTTTTGTGGTAAATATTGTACTTTACTCGTATCTGCTACTTTTAATTTTCTTCCACCAACGTTTCTAACAATAACGTTACCAGAAAATAATCTAAACAGTCGAGCTCTTATTGATGTATCTGCCATACTTTCCTCTAATTAATTAACCATTCTAAAGATTCTTTATCTTTATTTCTATTTCCTACATCCCAAGTCCAGGCGTCCTGAGCTGGGTTTTCATCCGTTACATAAATGCCAGGATTCATATCGATTCCTGTCAAAGTTTTCTTTTGTAATTCTACTCCTTCGGCCCTCAATCTTAATGCAGTTTCTCTAATCCACAATCCAATACCAAATGACATTACTAAGTCATCATTATATCCTGACATTGCTTCGGCCTTAGTTCCGTTATATATAAATACAAATAATTCATCAATTAATCTCTGGGAATAGACTTTAACTGACTTTTCTCTAAAAAATTCTTCTAATTTAGAAATAACTAACGGTCTTGTTTTCGTAGACATTGTAAAACCTGGAACCATTTGTTTTTCTTGTCTATAAATCTTATTAGTCATTTGTTTTTGTGTATCTACATACTGTAAATCTTTACTCATATAAAATAGATTCTCATACTCTCTATCTATTACTTGTTGAATTGCTGCCCATCCAATTGATGCATTCTCAATAACTAATAATGCATTATTATACTCTTGGGCTATATTAACAAGTAAATTACCATAATCTCTCGTAGAAATTTTTCCTCTGTATTCCGCTACTTGTTTACAATCTTCTACTTCCATAACATGAAATGCTGAATAGTCTGTTCCATCTCCTCTACTAACATCAGCACTCACCACATAATCTTTTGTATAATTTGGTTGTTCCCATATCCATATATTACTATCAACTCCACGTCTTTCCATCGGGTCTTTCACCATAGTGGTTCTATATTCTTCTAAAATAACACCATCAACTACACTTTGACCAGAAGTGATGAAGTCACAATCACATTCTTGAGCTGCCATTGAAGGGCCTAACAATTTATCTTGTTCTTCTCTCCAATCCTCATTTCTGTCAGGATGTATAGTCCAATGAAGTTTAATCATATTCCAATTATTAGTACCATCTTCAGCATCAACCCAAGTTCTATGAAACCAATTACCAACACCATTTGGTGTAGAAAGTGCTATACATCGTCCACCTAATGCCAAAGTTTGAGATGCAGCAGTCCATATTGTATCTATTTTAGGAATAAATGCCGCCTCATCTAACACCAATAAGGATAGTGCTTCAGAACGACCTGCTTCTTCGGAACTTGCAATTGCCTTAATTTGAGAACCATTTCTATATCTTAATGATAGTTTATTATCCTCTACACAATTTGCCTTTAACCAACTTGGAAGATTTGCGTGCATCACACGAACCTTTGTTACCAAGTTTTTAGCTGTATCTTGTTTTGTTGCAATAACCAAAATATTCTTATCATTATGAAAAGTCATCATCCATAAAGAATATCCAGCAGTCAATGTACTAATACCCAACTGCCTAGCCTTAAGAATTACATTATATTCATTTTTTAATAAATCTTCAATTGTTCTTTCTTGAAAATCATATAAATTAAAAGGAATCTTTCCTTTAAGTGGGTGTTGTATAACGCAATACTTTTTCAAAAAGTAAACAGGAGATTCTGCACATTTAATAAATTCTCGTTTTATTGCGTCTTTTATATTTTTCTTTTTATCCATTATTTAAACCAGTTGATACCTTTACCTACATTATATGCGGGGATTCCTACTATTCCTGCCCCATAAACAAAATATAACCATTTATTTTCATACCAAGATGGCTCTACTAATTTTTCTTTCTTTTCTAATAATTTAATTTGTTCGTCAGATAATTTAATTTGAGATTTATATAAAACCTTTAAAGAATCATCAGCTACTGATTTTCCCTTATAAATATCAACTAAACTGTCCTGATACGAAACTATTTTTGATAAACTATCTACTTCAAATTGTAAATCTTTTATATTATTAGTTAAATTTATAGCATCCTCTTCGCTCAGCGTCATTTGTCCGAACAGAGTACCAACTAAAAATAAATGTATTATCCATTTCATTAGTCAAAATTATTTTAATTATCTATGTAGAACGTAAACTACACCAGTTGCACCAATTACTACTTTCCTTACACCAATTGGATAAAGTGTTTTAGTACTAAGTTGTCCACTATCTAATGTTCCACCACTAGCACAATGGATTACTACATTTGTCAAATTTTCAACAATAAATCCTGCACCAGAATTTGAACCAGTTGCGTGATATGTTGTACTTGACGCTACCTCGGTTACTTTATTATAGTCACCCAGTGCTAAATTGTCTGGTATTGCCATTTCAATCTCCTATTATTTTTTCTTTGCAAATTCTCTTAAAAAATCTTCAGCTTCTGATATATCTTTCACTTTTTTTGCCTTAGAAGAACCTTTTTTAACTTCTTCTATTTCTTTTTCAAGGTTTTTTGCCTTTGCTTTTAAATTATCACTTTTTTTAGAAACAGATTTAGTGGCAGACTTAATTTGTTTCTTCTTTTTATTTATATCTTTAATTTTTTTGTCTATCTTTACTATTTTTTTCTTTTTTATTTTGGATAATAGTTGTGATAGCCCTAAAAAGACCGTAAATATCCAAACAGGATTTATCTTTTTAAGAAATTTCCTGAATGAGTCCCAGCTCATTAAAGACCACGTTTTATTTTAGCAAAGTACCTAATTAAATCGCTCTTATCTAAATTTAACGCCTTAACTATTCTTGCCAATGCTGCTACTTGTCTTTTACGATTAAGATTGGCACCTTTAATAGCATCAACCGCCTTATTTAAATATCTTTCAGCCTGTGCTGGAAGTTTGTAATCTTCTAAACCTTTACCTTCTTCAGACATCACTTCCTTAATCTCAGTTCTGATTATATTACGCAATTCATCTTGTGTCATTGTAAATCTCCTAATTAACTGTGTTTTACCTACATATAAATATCAATTAAATTCTTTCTTCTAAGTTTTTTAAATAATCTTCAGCTTCTTCTAAAAGTTTTTTCATTTCTTCTCCATCATCTCCGCCCCACTTTTCTTCATCTACCGAATAACCATCTGCCTTTACCTGATTAAAAAAACTTACCGAATCTGGAGAATTTTTCCAATCTTCGATAGTTTGTTTTAAATCTCTAATATAAGACAGTTTATTCTCTCTTACTTTATTTTTCTCATATTCTTCATAAGTACCATTTATTCTCATCTTGGTTTCTTCTTTAACCACACAATCATGACACCTACGTTGTAAATAATAAAATTTATTATCTAATCGAGTTTTCATTATTTTATTACACTCTGGACAAAACCAAGGCATCCGTGCTTCCTTAAATATATCAGCCTTTTCTGCAGAAAGTTTTCGTTCTTCTTTCTCCGCTTCAGTAAGTTCTATTTTATCACCTTCATAACCTACCAATATACGTTTTTCTGGTGTCTTACCATCAAGAATTGATTGTAATGCGTCGTTTTGTCTTTGATTTTCTCTACTATATCCTGCCATAATAACCTCTAAAAGTTTAATAACCCTAATATTTGATTCACGGGTGCAAAAGCTCCTGTAAACTTATAAGTATTACCTTTATACTTAAATACTATTCCTTCTGATGGAACAATTGAAGATAATCCCCCAATTGCTTCCAATTTTTCTAGTTGATGTACTAAGGCATCTATCTTTTTAACATCTCCACCTTGTCCTACTTTACGTATTGCCTTAATTACATCTTTTCTTATCTTTTGTACTGCCTTATCACCCGAAACTGCCAAATATCCACTAATATTCTTCAATATTTCAGCCCCAACATCAAAAAATAACACTTCAAACGGTTTCATATTTTGTTTTACCCATTTTTGATGATCATTTTTATCAAAAGACAATACCCAATCCAAAAAATCAGGAAATTTCTTCAAATCTTTTTTGATTGTAACTATTTTATATGATTTATCAAAAAATGCCCACCTTTTAGTTAAATTAATCAAAACTCTATTCGGTATTTTTGCTTTATGTTGTTTTGATGAATTAAAGATGAATTCTTCCCAAAATGATTGATGATACTTTGATAATGTATCATTATCCTTCAATGCATATTCTTTTTGTAATTTATTTAATCTACTGATAAATCCTGCCTTCTTTTTTCCAAAATCTTGTACCTTTGATACTTGTAAAAATTGAGGTTTACCAATTTTATAATGTTTTTGTATATGTTGATTAACTTGTTTAATCATTCCTGCCAACATCCGTCCAGAACCTTTAAGTTCACCAATTGCCGCACCACTTTCATCATATTCTAATGCTCCGTGAAATACAATCTCTGCCTTATCGTAATTTATCACATTTGATGATGCTGGATAGATTACTTCAAGATTCATCCAATTCTTACCATTTCCAAAAATCTTTTCTTTTTGTGCGTCGGATAATCTACTGATAGATTTCCCCAAATCTTTCATTGCAAATACAAATGCATCTCTAATATCACCTCTACCTGCAAACTTAGATGCTACTCCACTCGTATCCATAGAATTTGCACCAAAATTCTTTAATTGTCCTTTATTTCTAGCCGTAACTAATTTACCATCTTTCCAACTTATCATTAAGTTCTGGCCGTCAAGTTTCTCTGTAACATTATCTTCTCGACTTAATTTACCACCCAATCCCAAAGTAATAATATTTTTTAAATCACCAAATGTCAAACTTTTATCATCAAAGGGATGATTCATGTGACCATAAGCTCCACCCATTAATAATAACTCCTTTCCGTTATACTGTTTGTCTGTAACTAACAGATTTACATATTCTGTTAAATCTAAATTTTCATCCAATTCTGGAATTTTATCTCCGTGAAATTTATCCATCGGGGATAAATTAAGATTTTTTGCTCTTTCTGTATTTTGTCCGACTTCTTCTTCATCTACTCCAGCCGATACTGGTGCCTCAACTTCCACTCCTGTATAGTTTTTACCATCGGGAGTAATTCCATTCCAATTAAGAACTTCCCAACCCAAACTACTCATTATAAATTTTATTCTATCTTTATACGCCTCTATTGGATTTGTTCTTCCAAATCTCTCACCATAGGCCCCAGTTCCTTTTTTACCATAAGCAACTGCTGGAACTATGTTTTTTGAAGTTGTATAATCAAGTCCTGGATCCACTGCAGAATCACTTATAATATAACTCAATAAATCCCACCCCGTATCATTAATTTGTTCATGAGAATACATATTTTCAATCCAACCTTTTGTAACTCGTTTGTAATCCTCAAACCCATCATAAAATGTTGGTGGGCCGTCATCTGTAGGGAACATACCACTATTAGCAACTTCTTTTAATAATTTTGGTATAATATTTGGATTCTTAATTAGAAAATTATCATACACCTCATATAATTTTTTAAATTTATTCGTCATCATATTAAAAACACCTTTATCATAATATCCAAAGAATTTTTTAAATCTTCGTTCCCTATCTTCCTCATATTTTGGTGAACCAAGAAGTTCTCTCATAGAAGTTCCACTAACTTCCATTCCACCCACTCTCATTGAAACATGAGGTGCTGTATGAATGTATCCGTGTTCCTCATATCCACTCATTTTATTTTTATTCTTTTTATAATCTTGATAATATGTCTTACCACCACTTTTCTTAGTTCCACCCGTTAATCTATCAGCGTCTTTTTCACCAAATATGTAGATTACAGCAGTTGTTTCTTCATCAAATTTCTTTAATGTGTTTTTAGCAACATAGGGTGTTCTTTCTTTTATAATACGATTTTTAGGCACTCCCATTTTCACCATATGACGAACTTTTTCTTTAAAATTCATTGGATGACGTGGTGGTTGTTTTATATCAGATGTAGTGATATATGCTACATCAACTTGTTTTTTTAACCATTCGTAGGTTTTCAAATGGTGGGGCCCAAACGGTTGAAACCGTCCACCGTAGATTCCTACAACCTTTGTAATTTTTTCAGTTGCTTCAGTTACGGGTTCATATCCTTTTTTCTTTTTGTCTTTGTCTTTTTGATGTCCTGGTTCACTTTCCATATCATCATCAAAATCATAAGTGTCTGGCTCTGCCCAATTACCCATATCATCTGCACTCAGCGAATATTGATGATGTTTTGAAAAATCTTTACCTGCTTCTGAGTCGGGTTGATTTTTTAATTTTTTAAATTTATCTTTTATTTTATTTGGTAAAGATTTCTCACTAAGTGAATATACAACATTTTTACTATATAAGTCAAGCTTTTTATTAAGTTTTTCAACCGTTACACCAGTATCTTTAATTGCACTTTTCTTCTCTGCCTTATCTGTAGTAATATATGTGTCATATTTATCCCCTGGAGAATGTTCATATTGACGGACTTTTAATTTAAGTTTTGATTCATAATCATTTGGTAGAGTATTCTCAATTCCTAAAAACTTAACTGCTCCTGGTATCAAATATAAAGTCATTTCTCTTTTATTTAAATTCATCATTAACTGACTTGATGTCCAGAGTTTATTCTGTGCTCTAACTAAATCAAATTTCGGGCCTTCATCTTGTTTATGATTATAAAACGCTGGAAATACCTTTTTATAATCTTTTTCTTTAGTTAATATCTCTAATGAATTATTCAATCTCACTACAGAAGAATGTCTATCTGATCCTTTATTATATCCTTGTTCTGGATGATAAATTCCGTGATTTGTCTTAACTACGGGTTGTTTTAAATCATGTATTTTAACTTTAGGATTAACTCTACTTGTATTTTCTATTTCAACTAATTTATTTCCATCACTAATTAATGTATGTCCTTTAATACCACCATGAAATGTTATAAGTGATTCAACAGCATCTTTTAAAGTCGTTTTAGAAAGTGCTTCTCTAATTCTTACTCCATCTTTAGACATAGCCTTCTTTTTCTTAGCCTTATCAAAATCTTTCTCATCTCGTTTTACGAATAATGCAGAATTTACCAAACCAATACCCTCTGAGTTCATTCCCTCTGACCAATCTGTATCTTGGTCTATCACATAACACGTTTCCACACCATATCCACTAAGTTCTCTAACTACTTTTAGATTTGGATTATAGTTTCTATCTCGGTTCTTACCTATTACAATATCATCTCCGAATTTTTTGGCTATTGCAATACATTCATCTACTTTACGATATTCATCATCTTTTCGTTTTTTATCTAATTGTTTTTTTACTTTATTAACTTTCTTTACACTTGGTGCGCCACTAATCACTCCACCACCCGCACTTAAACCAATAGATTCTATGAATTTTTGTTTATTTAACCACTTTTTAGCCTGTCTATTTTTGATTGGTTTTCTAATAAATTTTCCAATACCCTTACTAACCAACATATTAAATTTTTTCTGTGCTTGTTTTGGTTTTAAAGTAGCATTGTTATCAACTAACATAAAATTAGAACCACCAAATAGTCCTTGAAAAAATGCCATATTTTTTTGTACATTATTCCAATACTTTTCAACAATTTCTTCTGGTAAAATTCTATCTCTTAATTTGTTTCTCATTTGTGCAACTTCTAATGAGGTATTTACAAATATCATATAGGTATCATAACCTAAATCAATCAATTTTTGTCGTTCCTTTTTAACTTCTTTATATTTGTGACCAGTACCATCAACAATAACACCAAGTCTACCTTTTGAATATAACTTTAATCTTTGTTTACTCAAAGCCTTAGCATGTTTTCTCACACCCATATGTGCACCATAA